GAGGTTCGTTATATCTAACGCCTTCATTATCATACACATTAAGTATGTATCTTTTTTTGGCTGTCCAAATACCGACATCGGCAATTGCTTCTCTTGCCATCATCATTCTATTTTCATATGAATTAAGAACTTCAAAAAACTTTGCATAATCTTTTTTAATTGATGGTTCAAAATGTTCTTTACAAATTTTATCTAAGAAAGATATTGGATTTGCTGGATTAAATTTTTCTACAAGTGGACCAAAGTTTACATATAATGAATCTGTATCGATAGCGATTACGTAATCATCTTCTGTTTTTAAAAGCTTTCGTAATTCACGATTCATAGTAGCTTCAGCCCATTTAATTGCGCGTTGACCTGTAAGTGTTACACCTTCTGCCAAACCTTGACAAAAATATAAAAAATGTTTATTTGCAAGTGCGCCGTATAAACTGTTTAGTAGGATCTTGATAGCCATTTGTCTGTTATCAAGATTACTTATTTCTTTATCAAGTTCAAATGTATAACCTTTTTGCATTTGACTTTTTGCTGCTAACATTTGTTTCTTTATAGAAACACGTTCATCATAATACTCTTTAATTATTTTTGGTAAAACACCTTGTTTGTCTTTTCGATAGTATGTTTCATAACCTTCTTTACCTGCTTTAGCAAAACTACTATTAGGTATTTGTTCATTATAAGTTTCTGGTGACATATTGTTTTGAACAATAATGTTTGGATAAAGTGAGTTTAAATCAAATGATACCACCCATTCATACTTACCAACTTTTGGATCCTTAACATAGCCACCTGCTATTTGATGTGTTCTGCCTTCTTCACGAAAGACTGAAGACGGACATTTCATAGAATAATCGGTTGCACCTACAGGTCTGTAATTATCGATTTTTTGTGTCAATGGTGTTACAATATTATTTTCATTTAGCCTGCGATAAATGATTGATTCCCATATTGCAGTAACACCAAACGTATCTTGATAGTTCACACCACCTTTATATGCCATAGTCATAGCCAAAGTAATCAAGCCAAGTTTTTCTTCTAACCTATCAACGAGTTGTACATCTTTCATATTATAATCGATATATTTTTGATAATCATCTTTATATAAATTTTTAAGTGAACCTGATTCTTCATATGAAAGTTTCTTTTCATTTAGAACAACATATGCAATATGATTTAACGCATAAGATTCTTGTGCGCCATAGGTATAACCAAACTTTTGAAATAATTCCATGTAATCAAGAGTTTGTATACCAGGGATTTCATATACATCATTTTCACTGCCACGTCTTCTAATTTGTCTGTGTTCTGATTTTAAACCCCATGGTGAAAACTTTACAAGTTCACCTATACCTAATATCTTTGCTGTACGATTCATAACGTATGGTATATCAAAAAATCTTGTATTCCAACCTGTAATAATATCTGGTGTATTATTTGGATGCGACCAAAATTCTATAAACTTCTGTAAAAGTTCTGCTTCATCTTTACACTTATAATATGTAACTGGTTGTATTAGTGCTTTGTTTGTATCATAGTTGCCATAACCCCAAACATGATAAAGTTTTGATTTGCTTGATTTATACGATATTGATAATATTCTTTGTGACGCTTCATTAGGATGTGGAAAGCCACTATCATAATCTGTTTCTATATCGAACGTACCTACGTTTATAAACTCACGATTAAATTTTATTTCTCTTGGAAACTTTTCTGTAATGTATTGTTGTACAAATTTTTTATTACCATATATAGTTCGACCTGATACATCGATGTTACTTTTATACCATTGACCTGCTTCATACATGCTATCAAATTCTAAAGAGCCAACGTTATAACCATCAAGACTTTTTTTTGTGCTGTTCTTTTCAGACGTTATATAGAACTTTGGCTTATAATAATCTTTACGCATAACTCTATCGCCGTTATCTGAGTAACCGCGATAGTATATGTTATTTTTGTACCGAAGTACGTTGGTGTAAAATGCCATTATGATTCTTTTTGTTTAGACCAATGTGAAATTAAGTTTGGTATGTTTATGTTATAAGTTGATAATTCTTTTTGGTTGTTTTGTAAGTAAAGAATTTTTTGTGGAATTGTTGGTTGTGATTGAAAATTAATATAATGTTGTTGTAATTTAGTCATATGTACTCCCTTGATTATAATAATATTCTACCATACTTTTTAGTAAAAGTACACAGTTTTGTTATTAACATGTTAATTAAACGGCGAATGATTCTCCGCAACCACATTGTGCCGTGGCATTTGGATTGATAACTTTCAAATAAGAGCCGCCAAACTCTTGTACATAATCTACTGTGCATCCTATAACAAACATCTCTGCTAGTTTATCTAATACTAATATGTTTTCAATAAGAGTACCTTTTTCAGTTTCATCTGTCATGCTCCACTCGTATTGAAAACCAGAACAGCCACCACCTAAAACACCAAGATAAGCATATTTTTTATTATGTTTTTTGGTAGTGTCTGTTAAATAATTTTTTGCTGAACTTGTTAAGTTTATCATCTTACCCTTGAAACTGAACCATTTGGTTTTGCCAAGAATGCTTCAAAGCTTACATCAGGATAATCTTTTTGTAATGATAAGAAAGCTTTTAAGTTACTTCTTGCATCATCAAACAATCTTATTCTTTTATAAATTTTTTGATCTAAGTATTTTCGAAAGATTACTTTCTTATTTTCTGCAGCTGGACCACCACCAAGGTTACCAGCTCTCTCGACATAGATCTTGTCTATATCAATTCCTTGTTTTCTAAATGTATCTAAGAATAATTTCTTATTATCAAAGTTTGGTCTAGCAGTTACTATTATAACTCTTGAACCTTTTCTTACAGCATTTCTTAAAATAACTTTTACTTTGTTAATCATTCTTGCGATTGGTGTAGATGTTCTATTAAAAACTTCAGCATTTTTAAATTCACCAAAATCGAACTCTTCACCAGGTTTTTTCTTATATGTGTTAAACTGTTGATTATCCAGTTTTTTAATAACTTTTCCATCTTTCACAACATGAACCTTTGCCTTAGTCATAAACATTGTTTCATCAACGTCAAACATTGTAAGACCTTTTCCTGCTGCTTCTAATAAAAATGTTTTAAATTTTACCATATAATTTATTATACTACATTTTTAAGTAAAAGTAAAGGATTAATTCATATAAATTTTTTGAATATAATCCTCAAACTCTTCTACTTTTTTTAATCTATTTGGCCAAAGAATATATTCTTTCTCTGGATTCTTTTTTAGATTAGTTAACAATGGTGTTATTGCATTATAAAGTTTGTCAAGTTTATCTTGTGCACCTTCTGCAGTGGTTTTAGTTTTTTGTACTGCTTCTAACTCATCTTCAGTTACTGCAGTAAAACCAAAGTCAAAATCTAAATCATCACTCATCTATTGCTCTCATTCTTGTTACAAGTCTTTCAGCTCTATTTGTTACTTGTCTATACCATGCAGAATCTACCATTTCATCTGCAGCTTTATTCCAATCTCTAGCATCAACACCGGCTTTCATGCCTTTGAACTTTGATAGTCTTGGTCTTCCGAGATTAAACATCATGTTTGCTATTATTAGTTGAGCTTCTTCTGGCAAGTCATCGAAGTCATCATATAATATTGCGCAGTCGCTAAGCACTGTTTCAACGTCTTCGTTGAAGGCTTCAATGACTCTAGCTGATGAGACAGGTGTACCAACTGGTTCTCCATTTTCAGGGTCGTCATCCCTAACCAAATGACCGATCCCGAAAGTAGGAAAGCCAAGATGATCGTTATATATTTCATACTTAACTCCTTCATCCACTTCAAGTTCTCTTCGTAACTGTTCTATATTCATAGTCACCTCCTATAAATTACTATTTATAATAAAAAAGGCGGGAAGAACCCGCCTTAATTATTAGTATTTTTCGTGATATTCATTGACTGTTGCATCATTCATTCTTTGGAGTATTTGATTATACTCTTTTTGACTGTGATGACCTAAATGAATTAGTTGCTCAGCAACTATTCTATTTGCTGACATCTGTCTTGCAAACTGCCAATTCTTGATTATACTTTTAAATTTTGATGCTACTGCATCGCAGAAACTGCATACGGATGCAGTAAGTTGCATTGTTGTCATTTTAATCCTCGTTAAATTATTTGATGTTAATTGTACGAGGCTGCTTCTCTTCCGGTAAAACTACTTCTAGTTTGACAGTTAATATTCCATCCGTTAGATCGGCACCAGTTACTTCGGTATATTCCGACAGTCTGAATGACTTTTCGAATTTACGTCCACTTATTCCTTTGTGAACATAAGCATCTGCTTCTCTACGCTTGTCCCTATTTCCTTTGATGGTTAGGATATGCTCCTTCACCTTAATCTCAATGTCTTTCTTATTGAAACCAGCAACAGCCATCTCGATGATGTATTTCTGTTCACCGTCTCTTACAACATTGTGTGGTGGGTATCCATCGTTTGCATGTA